AGGAAGAGGCAACTTATAATGTTTACGAAACTTCTGTAACGCTACTAAAGCGTCACCTTGTGTAGTGTAGGGTTTAGTCGCACCGCAATCGAGGTCTAAGAACAAACTCTTAATAGACTCTACGTTTTCAGCTACACGTTTAGTAGGTTCCGAGTACCTACCTAATGCAAAATATGCGTCATACCCTTCCGCATTTAAATTTGTAGCGGATTCAATAATCGTATCTAAAGAGTCGTAAAACTTTTGTTTTGTACTTTTCTTCTTTGCATTTAACCCTAATAAACAATAGTACCCTTTTTCACCCAATACGGTGCCAAGAAATTGTTTTGCTTCCATAGTAAGCCCACGTAAAAGAAAAGGGGTGCCTCAATGACACCCCTACCTCTTCTTATTATTTTAATCATCAAAGGCATCAAGCATGCTAGCAAGATCAACATCACCAGCTGGCTCAACTTTTTTCTTTTTAGATACTTTGACTGTGGGTTCTTTAATTACCTCAGGTTCTTCTTTAGCTTCTTTAGTTTCTTGGGATATAGCAAAAACGTTATCCAGCCCGTCTCCGCTACCCTTAGTAAAACCTTCTTGCTCTTCAAAAGGAGACGCAGCAATAAACTCTTTGTATTTTATTACTTGCACCGCCCGTAGTCGTAATGACACCCCCGCACCCATGCTTGCGCTGTAAGGGATAAGTTCTACAAATAAGTTAATCGTACTTCCCGATGTTAATTGGAACCCGTCTTCTAACCTGACATTTTTAGCGTCAAAATGTTTAGGCGGCTCGACAGGAGTTCCGTTAAAAGACGCGGGGATTTTAGCTTTCCCGACAAAAAACCCATCTTCAGATTTCTTAAAAGGCATATCTAAATCGGGCCATGAGTCTTGCTTACTTTCTGTATAGGCGGCTGACATAGACTTAAATAGTTCCTTAGCCTGTGCCCCCGTCATTTTAAAGTTAGTGGTGTACTCTGCGCCTTGCGCGGTAGATTCACACCGAGATGTACCTCCCTGCCCGTTCTTACCGCCCCCTTGTTGGAAATGGTAAGGCTGGTCTAGCCTTGGGTATAAAGCTTCTACATTGTTAATCATAAATGATGTTTTAGTCATATTAGCGCTCTCGTTAAAAAGGTTATTAAAATAGCATTAGTTTGTAAAAACTAAGTTATGGTTTAGGTACTTCTGTTTACTACAAATTACTCACGTACACTCCTTCCCCCTCAACAACACCAAACACGTTGTCCACGTTGGGGTAACTATCTTGTTTAGGTTTAATCTTAAGCATCACTAATTTTTCAGTATCAGGATGAGTTTGTATCTCTCTTGCTAGCTTAACTTCACTCTCTTCTAATACACGTAACGGTTTAAAATATAGTTTTGGTGTGTAACTTTCTTCGTCAAAACGTATCTCTGTAAGTAGCATGGCAAGAGGTACGGGCTTCTCTTGGCTATTAAGAAAACGAGCGTAAGTCTGCATAGACATTTTTTGTTTGTCTTTACCAAATAAACTTGTAGCGGGAAGCTGTAATTGATACACCTCATCAAAGTTGATTTTGTCTTCTTCGTCTGCAAGTAAAACAGCAATTCGTTGCTGGTACCTACAGGCCCGTGTTTGCCCTACCCCCGAACCTTTAATGTTCTGTTTGCAATCAAAGCATGCGGCTGATTGTCTGCTATCTTCAACTACTTCGTTTGATGGTCTACCCGTCTCACTATCTGATGACCAACACGCAGGAGGGTTACTCTGTCCAGCTACATAATCCCCTTTGTAGTAAGTGCGTGATATGGGCGCAGTTTTAACAATTACAGCTTTAATCGCTGGGGTTTGTAGTGCTACCTCGTGAGTCCCAGCTACTTTACGAAACATATTTTCACGAATACTTAGCCGTAGCACACCTGAATATTGAGGAGGCGGTAGAACTTTTGTATCGTTTTCAAATTCGTCTAGTATATCTTGGTACTCGCTCGGCATATCATCCGAACCTTGTGTCATACATCTTCTTCCTCAGGAAAATCTAGCTCTACCTGAACAGGTGAAGCAGTTTCTTTTACTTCTTCGGGAGGTGCTTCTGCCTTCAAAGCTGCGACTACTTCAGGAATGTTAAACCTGTAAGTGTACCCTACCTTAATATAGGTAGTGCTTGGGATGTACCCTTTATTAACCCATTGGCGTATCGTGCTTGCTTTAACCGCTAGATGGTCAGCCAAGTCGTCAATAGGAACGTAAGTATCGCTCATTTTTTTCTCCGTATAGTTAACGTGTATTCGCTATCACAATTTAATCCAGCTGGAAGCTTCTCAGGGTTCTCTTCTAAAAACTGTTTCATGTTGCCTTGGTGAATACGTTTCTCTAGCAAATCCACACACTCGTGCTCTAACATGAAACGGTTCATCGACTCCCAGTCGCTAGTCCAAAACTTAGTTTTAACTGACCTATAAAAAGTGCCTGAACCAGTACGTACAGATTCAATCCCACTCTTCTCACAATGGGCTAGCAGTTTATTTTTTATAGTATCAAGCCCAGCGTTAAGCTCTTGTTCTTGCTTATTAAATTCAGTAGCAAGCTCTACTTTTTTGTCCCTTATCTTAACGTACACCCTTACAAGGCGGTCGAGATCAATGATACTATCGTCTTCTATTTCCACTATCTGCACCCATTTTGATTACGTTTCATGTAGTATAGTGTAGTCTAGTCTATAGTTCAAGCACGTCTTGATATAAATCTATCATTTTTGTATAAACGTTTATTCTCTCATCTAGGAGTGCGTATATACGTTTCTCTACTTTAGAGCCTTGTAGTTGAACTACGGTGCATGGGTGGGTTTGCCCAGAACGATGGACACGGGCGTTAGCTTGAGCATAAGTTTCCAACGAAGGAACTGGCCCCCACCACACAATAGTGTTAGCCGCCGTAAGAGTAACTCCATGCGCGGCAGCTTGAGGTTGGATTATTAAAACGCGAGGGTCGTCTTTATTCTGGAAGTCTTTAAATATCTGGGTGCGGCGAGAAGCGCTAACGTCTCCACGAATAATCTCATTAGTAATACCGTCTTTAGTTAACTTCTCTTTGAGTAAATCGATGGCGTGTTTGAACGGTACAAAGACTAAAACTTTCTGGCTAGATTCGTCTATAACTTCGCGTAGTACTTTATAGCGGTTCTTAATATCGAACTCTACTGTCTCGCCAGTGTCTGTGTAGACGGCCCCACACGAAATCTGTAGTAGCTTGTTCATGTTAACCGCAGCGTTAGCTGCTGTAATCTGCTCTCCTCCCGCTACCATAACCATTTGATTGCGCAACGCAGTATAGTATTTCTTCTGTTGGGGGGTAAGCTCCACTTCACGTTTAACGTAAGTCATCTCTGGTAGGTCGAGACACTGTTCTTTAGTGAATCGGATAGCGGGTTGTAGCGCATGAAACACTATGTCTACCGCCTTAGATTTAGGAACCCATTTGAACTGAGTAACTTTTTGCATAACTAACTCTCGGAAGCCGCCAAAGAATCTAGGCACCCCCTTAGGGTTTATAAGTTTAGCTAACCCGTATGCGTCTACGGGAGATTGGGCAGCAGGTGTACCAGTCATCAACCAAAGCCAAGTTTCTGGAGTGATTAAAGAGTTAAGTACCTTCCATCTTTTAGACTGGGCATTCTTATAATGAGTTGCCTCATCTGCAATGATTAAGTCAAATCCCCCATTGGCTATCTCATCCCTTACAATCTCTACCCCGTCATAGTTTATGATAATGTACTCGGCATCGCTGTTAATAATAGCTTGGCGTTTCTTTCTAGCTCCATGCGCTACATCTACTTTACGGTGCATAGCAAAGTTAAACAGATCGCCCCCCCATGCCGACTCCATAATGGACAACGGGCAGATAATGAGAACTCGTTTTATTATCTTCTCCCGCATTAGGAAATCGGAGGCCCAGATAGCCGACCCAGTTTTTCCTGTGCCTTGTTCGTTAAAACAAAAAGCGCGGCGGTTCATAGTTAAGAAAGACGCAGTAGTTTTCTGATGGTCAAAAGGAGTGTACCTCCCCGGCCAATCGTATTTGCCTAGGATAGGTGAGGGCACGTTCTTAACATTAAGGTTACGCAGTACTCTGGACTCGTCTACTCCCCACCGCACAAGCACATCGTTGTTGTTAATTTGTTTGCTAGTAGGTATAGCGGTAGTGATCTTTGCAGGGTTACGTACCCTAAGCAGCAATCCTCTATTATTTACTATCTGCATGTACTAACTCTCTTTTTGTTGGCGTAAACAACGCAATAGTCTTTCTTCTTTAAGGGGCTTAAAGTTAAAGAAGTTTCTGTACTGGGGGTACGTGCCGCAAAATACCCTAGCGTAAAACGCTATGTGGTTGTTGGATATTTTAAACTCTTTGCCCGTTGTCTCGATGCTGGTGTGCCACCTAACGCGGTTCATTACAGCCCAATGCGAGTAAGTGGAACGATTAGACTCAGCAGCTTCTAAAGCGAACCGCTCAAATGCAGCCCAAATAGCGGGATTATTTAAGTGCCACTGTGTAAATTCTTTTTTTCGTTGCTGTATCCTGTCTATAAGTACTTGCTCTGAATCCACAGCCTTTACTTCTTTTTCTTATAGTTACGGGCACGGTTCTTACTACTACTCTCTATCTTTATTCCGTCCTTGTTGCTACCACCTTTGCTTAAAGCTTTAACGTGGCTAACATCCTTACCTTCACGTTTGTCAGCTTTTCCGTTCTTGTTAGCGTCCGTACCCTTTGCATCTACTGCTCGTCTAGCACGTTGTCTTTCCATACGCGCCTTAAACGCTGCACTACCTACGGGTTTATTGGTTTGCTTAGGTCTATCTTTAGGGTTTTTGTAAGGCATTACTTTTTCTCCTATTACCTTTTTCCGTTATGGGGACATTCCAATACAACACAATGGGCACGACAAAGTCCTGTAGGGTGGGGATTCCAAACATCTACTTCAAATGCTTTCTCCACCTTCGCGTACTCTGTAAGCCATTTCTTCCACAGGTCGGACTCCTGATCGATTGTGTACGTGTCCTTTATAAATGCGTTACACACAACAAAAAGCAATCCACCTTTAACTACTTTTACTTCAGGGAAGTGTTTGAACGTAGCCAACGCCATTAACTCTAACTGTCCTTTGTCCGCATACTTAGCAGACTTACCAGTTTTATAGTCTATAACTTTAGCTACACCTGATTCCCTATCGAGTATCGTTAAGTCTGATACCCCCCTGAACCATACGTCCTTATCAAAAAAGCCACACGGTTCAAGGTTTGCAGTTAGGCCCATCTTAAATTCACAAAGTTTCTCCCCTTTCATACCTTTCAGTTTGTCGAGGGCCGCTTGTGTAAAACTAAACCTTGGGTCTAACTCATCTACTTCTCCACCTACGTACTTCTCGGCGGCTGTATGGAACTCATTACCGTACAGTATTGCTGTAGTCTTAAAATTTTCTTGGTAGTCCTTTGCCACCTTAGTGTGGTAATACTTCTTAGGACATTGATCAAACGTTTTTAAACTGCTGAACGACCATGTTGGTTTGGTTTCCATTCAACGCACTCTCCATAATTTTTTCCGACCTCCACGTCACCACGCACCGGAAGGGTGTTTGCCCACTCCGGTGTCCAACGCATGCACTCACTGACATAAGCCGCAGCTTCGTCTACTTCTGAGTCTTGTACGCAGCATATCACAGAATCGTGTACAGTAAGCAACACTCTATATCGTTTGGATATCCTAACCATTTGGTCTGCCATGATGCAGCGTGCGATACCTTGGCACACATTCTCTATAAGTTTACCCCCGTAGATTTTAGTCCGACCTCGACGAGTCTTGTAAGTAAACTGCAACCCCCGCTCTGTTTCTTCCGCTTGAAGATCGTTGTAGTACATAAGTAATTCAGAAGGTAGTCGAACCCCTTTCTCATGCGGTTCTACTGTGAGCACTCCCTCCCTGCCTATCGGAGCAGAACCTCCTTGATACATTGACATTAATGCGACTTGAGCTTGTCTCCACAGTGCGGTGATAGCGTAATTCGTTTCCCTATAAATACGTATGATACGTTTAGCTTCTACCTCACTTACTTCGACCCCGAAGTTCTTAAGTTGATCACGGAATTTGATAGACCCCATCCCGTACCCTGCACCAAGGATAGTAGTCTTCCCTACAAAACGCTCTTCTTTGTTTATCTCACTTACAGGTTTGCCGTAGATAGCCGATGCCATAATCTTGTACACATCATCGCCATTGGCAAACGCCTTGACTAATTCGGTTTGATTGGATAACCACGCTAGTACCCGTGCCTCTATCTGAGCAGAATCGGTTTCGACTAACGTGTACCCTTCGGGGGCGCAAATAGATGATTTCAGTACCTTGGCATTTGGCCCACGGGATGGTAGGTTTTGCAGGTTTATCTTATCGGAACCGCCCCACCTACCCGTGTGTGCGGCGTAATACTTAATAGGTACAGGAAGGGTTCCCCGTAAGGAGATGTCCAAAAACCTCTTAGTACGTGTTTCCTCTAACGTACTCTTTAGCCCTATACGTGCCGCTACTAGGGCTTGTACGCGGGGGTCTTCATGTTCTTGTAGGGCTTTAAAGTCTTCGTCAGACTTAGCAAAAGCAAAAGCTTCTTTGCCTGTACGTAAACTTGTTTTCATAGGCGGTGTAACGCCCATAGATACCAGTGCCTTAGCAAACTTTAGATTAGACATCAGTTCGGTTTTCTCAATGCCGCATTCTTCAAGGAGCTTTTCTTTCTGGTCTTGAAGTGTATCGAGATGGCTTTCCAGTTTACTCATATCTAGTTCTAGTACTGGGTCAATAAACATTCGGATGGTTACATCGATAACTTTAAGTTCGGGTTTCGGGAACGCACGTTTAACCATGAACATGTTAAACAATTTATAAGTTAGTTCTACATCCTGTATACAGTAGTCTCCGTATCTGGAGAGGTCGTCGTCTGTAAAATCCGCACGGTGTTTGCCCAGCGCGTGTACTACTTCGTCACCCTTCTCGCCTATACCGTACATTTCTGATAAGTATTTTAGCGACGCACTTGTTTCCACACCGTGTAGCCCACGTCCCATACACATCGTGTCAAGAAATAACTTAGGGTGAATATCAAACAACCAACTAAGAATGGAGCCATCAAACATAGTATTGTGGGCCAATACAGCACTGTTTTCCCAATCATAGTTAGCGTGTAAGTATTCTTTAAGGGCACTGTGACCTCCACTCAACCAAGATGTTTCTCCGTCATTAATTTTTACTGCCAGCCCAATGACCTCAAAGTCAGGGCTTCGCACATATTGTTCGGTAGTTATCTTACTTAGAGAGAACGTCTTATCGTAATAAGTCTCAAAGTCTACTGTTATTATGTCCACACTATGTTGCCTCTTTCTTAGGTACTACTCGCAATTTCTTTTCCCAAGCAGCGTTGTTCTTTTTCTCTTCAACAGCACTCTCGCCATTACTATAAGTTTTTATTACGCCGCCTCTCGCTAAATACGTTTTGATATCTTCAGCTAAATTCTCACGTTGTATTTCTTTATCTGTCTTTTTCGTCACTGCTCATCTCCTGTAGATACTACCGCCGTAGATTAAAAACCTATCCGGCCCCGCTTTTATTTCCTTTGCCCCGCCGTAATGCCGCACTTGTAAATG